GGCCGCTTATGACAGCGATCGAACAGCGTCTATCTTTATCGGACTTTACTCCCTTGGGCCAAGATGTGAAGTTCGATCTAGATGATTTCTTGCGCGGTAATCCAATGGAGCGCGCGCAAGTGTACGAGATACTAAATCGAATCGGTGCTATGTCGATCGATGAGATACGCGAAGAAGAGGATCTACTTCTATGAAAATCACTACACCAATGAACATAACAGCGGCAGATTCTAACTCGCGCACTATTAGCGGGCGCATCGTCGCATTCGAGGAAGCTGCTAACGCATCGACTGGGAAAGTCGTATTCGCAAAAGGCTCGATCGCTCCAGCTTCCGTAAAGTTAAACTTGGAACACGATCGCACTCGTCCAATCGGAAAAACTATGGACATGACATTAAACGAAGATTCGATCGACGCAGTGTTTAAGATTACAAACACGACAGCGGGAACGGACGCGCTTACCGAAGCGATGGACGGACTTCGGGATGGCTTCTCCATCGAACTAGCTGTAGATGATTACATCATGCAGAAGGACGGCACTATGCGCGTTCTCGCTGGAGAATTAACTGGCGTAGCTTTAGTTACAGAGCCAGCGGTACGTTCTGCTCGCGTAAGTGAAGTAGCTGCAACAGAAGGCGAAGAAGTCGCCGAAGAGATCTCCGATTCCACAGTGGAAGAGGAAGTAACACCAACAACAGAAGGAGACGAAGTGGACAACACCGTCACAAACGCGGAAACCGTCGAGACGGTCGAAGCTGCTCAGTCAACAACAGCCGCAGCGAAGCCAATCGTAGGCGGATCATTTACCAAGCCACGCTTAGAGTTCACAGCTGCTAAGTACGTGGAAAATACAATTCGCGCAGCACTTGGCGACGATCAAGCTCGTCAGTACGTACTTGCAGCGGATAACACAACAGATAACGCAGGTCTAGTACCGACCCGCCAGATGGCAGAGGTCGTGAACGGGTTGTCTACGACTATCCGTCCATCGATCGACGCAATCTCTCGCGGAACTCTTCCAGATGCGGGTATGACTTTCGAGATCCCTAAGATTACGCAAGCTCCTACAGTGGCAGTTCTAGCCGAAGACGCTTCTCCAATGAGCGACACAGATCAGAACGCAGCTTTCATTACTGTAGACGTTAAGAAGTTCGCGGGACAGCAAACTTTCAGCGTGGAACTCTTGGATCGTACTTCTCCAGCGTTCTTCGATGAACTAATCCGCAACATGGCGGCAGCTAAGGCCAAGGCCGAGAATGCTTACGTTAACGGTCTTCTAATCTCAGGAGCTACAGCGGACGGCACTACTACCACTACTTATCCAACAGCTGCCGAGCTACTTGGAATTATCTCTCGCGGAGCTGCTTCTGTTTATTCAGCTACAGCTGGACTTCCACGTCCTTTCGCGAAGTCACTTATCGCATCGACTGGCCAATGGGCTAACTTGATGACACTTAACGATTCAGGCCGTCCGATCTATAACGCTTCACAGCCACAAAATGCTGGCGGTGTAGTTCGTCCAGATTCACTAATCGGAAACGTCGCGGGACTAGATCTCTACGTCGATCCAACTAACGCGGGCGATGGCGATGGAACTCTTCTCGTCGTTAACCCAGACGCTTATACATGGTACGAAGGGCCTACTTTCCGTCTACGCGCGGACGTAATCGCTTCTGGCCAGATTACAGTCGGTTATTACGGTTATGGCGCACTAGCTACCAAGATCGCAGCTGGCGCATTTAAGAATAACAAGCAGTAATCCGAATAAATCAATCATCGCCTAGTTCGCTCCCGAGCTAGGCGAGCAGTAGAAGGGAAGGGCTAATGCCTAACATCATTACAGCTTCGCAGCTAAGATCCGTCTTAGGCGTTAGCTCTTCTCTCTACGACGACGCTTACTTAAACGACATCATCGACACAGCGGAGCAAGTTATTCTTCCGCTGCTTATTCAGAACTCGACAGCTGTAATCGAGTACGAGCTAAACGCGAACGTGGCGACATTCTTTACACGTCGCACACACCCATTCGTCGTAGGACAGTCGATCGTCATTACAGGACTTCCAGCTCCATTTACAGCCACTCACACTCTTACAGTCGTTACCGATTCTTCATTCTCTGCCGCTCTTACATCGACGGACGTAACACGTCGCCAGATTATCCCGAACGGCATGGCAACACTTAGCGGCTATTCAGCTGCGACTCTCTACGTCGGAAACGCGTCGATCGAGTCCGCTATCTACGCCGTATCTATCGAAGTCTTCCAATCTCGCACAGCTGCGGGCGGTCAGATCGAAGGCGTGGACTTCCAGAGTTCGCCCTACAGAATGGGCCGCAGTCTCCAGAATCGTGTAATCGGCCTCTTAGGTAATTACATAGATGTCGACGTAATGATCGGCGGCTAAAGTGCCAGCTTCTTCGATTCTTACTAGCGTCCGAACTCCATTAAAGACAGCGATCCAAGGAGTAGCGGCTAACACTTACGACTCAGTTCCAGAAGCTCCGATCGTCCCATTCGCGGCAGTTACTCCGAGCGTTCCGTATTTACAGCCAACGTTCTTAGGTAAAGCGAACGTAAAGCTAAAAGTAAATCTAGTAATAAGCGTAGGCGTAGCGATCTACGATAATCAGAGCGCACTCGATAACTGGGAAAAGCTCGTAATTAGCATTCTGGCGGCCGTTCCGTCAGGGTATGAAGTCGGAGACGTATCGAATCCGATTCCGTTAACGATAGGCGCGTCAGAGATTCTCGCGGGCGAGATTCAGCTTTCCACCTATTACACACAAACAAACTAAGGAGAAAAAATGGCCACGACCGTCATTACTGGACGCGATCTCGCTATGACGATCGCGACTAAGAACTACGACGAGCAAGCGACAAGCGCGACGCTTTCAGCGGACGTTACTATCGAAACTTACGACACTCTTTACTCGAAGGCTTATAAGTCGATCGATTCACAGTGGACGTTCGATGTTGAGATGCTTGCAGACTGGGGCGCAGCGGATTCACTCTGCGAAGCTCTATGGACAGCGGCAGAGACAGCACCTAACACCACTTTAGCGGTATCGCTAACAGCTGTAACAGGCGCAGTCTTTAGCTTTAACGTTCTTCCACTATTCCCAAGCGTGGGCGGATCATCGCCAGACGCTCAGACTGTTAGCATGAGCTTTACAGTCGTGGGAACACCTACAGAGACATTTAGCTAATAAATAGAATCGGGAGCAATACATGAAGCTAGAACTAGAAGTCCAGTACCTATCGGGAGACGTAGCTACCTACGTCGCAGCACTTCCAGAATGGGTTAAATGGGAACGAAAGTTTAACGCAACAGTAAACGAAGCAGAATCGAAGCTAGGTCTCGAAGGGCTTACATTCTTGGCTTATCACGCTATGAAGCGCGAAGCAGCTGGGAATCCAGTTAAGCCTTTCGAGATCTGGGTCGAAACTGTAGAAGGAATTAACAGTAAGAAGTCAGACCCAAAAGCTGGCCCGTCGGAAGCTTAAATCGGATCATCGTCGAAGTCGCAATAGCGACCCAGATTCCGATGAGCGAATGGCAGACGGCGGAAGATTTACTCACAGCTATAGAGATCTTGGAGAGGCAGAATGGCAGATAAAAGCGGCCGCGGCACTTATGCCATTACTGTCGATCCTTACGAGTTTAAGAATCTTCTTGGGCTTCTGGGTTCATTTCCCGCGGAGTATCAGCAACTCGTAAGAGATCGGGCGCAGCCTATGTCTCAGAGACTAGCTGGCCAGTTAATGATGAGCGGACTGTCTGCTCCAGCTCCACAGACGAAGCTAGTAGTCCAGACGATCAAGTCTCCACGCGATCGTCTTATCCGCGTCGACATCGGTGGCCCTAAGAAAGTCGGTCGTCCTTATGGCGGAGAAGCTTCTAAAAGCGGCAAAGGCGCGAAGGTACGTCGACAAGCTGCTCCAGCTGGCGCGCTGCTCTGGGGAACAGAATACGGATCGCATGGCGGAGTCGACTCGATCGGCCGAACATTTACGAACAGATTTAAGACTCCTTACAATAAGCGCGGCTACTGGATCGCTCCAGCGGTCGACTTCTATGTCCCAGTCGTCGCGCGAGAATACGCGCTTATGGTGCAACAGATCGCGGACGAATTGAGGTTAAAGTAATGGCTGGCATTCCTAAGATAAAGATTACTTTCGACGCGGACTTCGACGAATTAAAGAAGGGCGTAAAAGGCGCACAAAATGAAGTCGAAGGCTTCGGATCTAAGATGGGCGGCTTCGCTAAAAAGGCGGGAGCTGCGTTCGCCGTAGCTGGAGCGGCGGCGGCGGCTTATGCTGGAGTTCTACTCGTCGATGGTGTTAAGTCAGCAATCGAAGACGAAGCGGCTCAAGCTAAACTCGCGACGACTTTAGAGAACGTTACAGGCGCGACAGAGAGCCAGATTAAAGCTGTCGAAGATTACATAACTCAGACGGCACTCGCTAACGGAATCACGGACGATGTTTTGAGGCCGTCCCTTGATCGACTAATTCGCTCGACTAAGGACGTTACTAAGGCGCAAGAACTCCAGACCCTAGCTCTAGACATCGCCGCAGGAACAGGTAAAGATCTAAAAACAGTCTCCGAAGCTCTTGGTAAAGCCTACGACGGCAATCTCGGCGCATTAAAGAAGCTGGGAGTCGGTATCGATGACTCGATCATTAAATCTAAGAACTTCGACGCGGCAGCTGCGGCATTAGCTAAAACTTTCGAGGGCCAAGCTTCTCAGCAAGCCGAGACATTCCAAGGAAAGATGGCTCGTCTTACTGTTGCATTCGATGAAGCGAAAGAGACCGTCGGATCTTACGTCCTAGATGCTCTTACTCCGCTTCTATCTGGATTCGTCGATAAGGGAATCCCAGCTATTCAGGGCTTCGCCGATTCTTTAGGTAAAACACTTGGGCCAGCATTCGGCGAGATCTTTAAGGTCATTCGCGACGATGTACTTCCGATCTTGACTTCATGGTGGGAGTTCCTTTATAACGATATAGTTCCAGCAATTCTTAAAATCGTGGGGCCAATTCTCGAAGGACTTAAATCCGCATTCGACAAGATTAAAAAGGCGATCTCGGATAACTCCGAAGAGCTAGAGCCATTCTACGGATTCTTAAAAAAGGTCTGGGAGTTTACGGATAAGTATTTAGTCCCACTTCTAGGCGGAGCATTTAAGCTTGCACTAGAAGGACTCGGAACTCTCATCGCTGGACTCGTTACAGCATTCTCTAAGTTCGTGTCGCTCTTGACTGGAATCTATAACGGCGCGAAGAAGGTTATCGATCTAATTAAAGATAACCCAGTGACAAGATTATTCGGTGGAGCTAGTAACGCTTCTTTCGTAGGTGCTGGCGAAAGCCAAGGATTAGTCTTCGGCGGAGAAGATGGATCGGGTGGAATTATTAGCGGTGGCGGTGGCGGGACTTTCGCTCCATCTGCGGGGTCGCCTACCTTTACAGGCGCGCCGTTGTCTGCTTATTCTCCAGCTATGCAAGCGGCGATCCTACGACGCGAAGAACTAAAGGCAGAGACAGCCAGACTTCGAGCAGAACGCGAATCTAATGCGGCTGCTCGCGTTACCGTAAACATGGGAGTAGTCGGAGATCCAGAATCGGCAGCTAGAACGATCGTCGACGTACTCAATAAATCCCAAGCGCGCGGCACTCTTGGCGCGGGAGCGTTGTTCGCAGTATGACGCAGTGGATTCCAGTCTGGAGCGTTCTCATCGATGGAGTCGAGTATCGAAACATAACTCTCGCGAATCTCACCATCGAATCAGGCCGCCGCGACATCTATCAGCAAGCGGTAGCGGGCTACTGTAATTTATCGATTCTCAACATCGACGACCAGCCTGTAACCGTGGAGATTAACTCTGGGATAACTGTTTTCGTCCAGAACTCCGCAGCTACTCCAGTGGCTATCTTCGGCGGAAGTGTGAGCGACATTCTTACGACAGTGGAAAGATCGGGAACTGGCGGACTTGTCCAGACGACGACGATTACAGCTCTTGGCGCGCTTTCACGTCTTCCGAAAGTATTAACGGAAGGAGTTTTAGCTAAAGAGTTCGACGGAGATCAGATCTTCGACGTACTTGATAACATTCTTTACGGAGCTTGGAATGAAGTTCCAGCCGCTCTTACTTGGGCAACTTATGACGCGACTACGACATGGGCTAACGCGGAAAATAGTGGAGTCGGTGAAATCGATCGCCCAGGCAATTACGAACTTACTTCTAGAGCTTCTTCCGTTACAGATGCTTATTCTCTAGTCGCAGCTTTAGCCACTTCTGGACTCGGTTACATTTATGAAGATGCCCAAGGCCGAATCGGTTACGCCGATTCCACTCATCGAAGCCAATACCTAGCGGCGAACGGTTATGTAGATCTTTCCGCTTTAGATGCTTATTCCAGTGGATTACAGATCTCCACCAGAGCGGGAGACGTTCGTAATGAAGTGACGATCACTTATAAGAACGGGGATCAACACACAGCCAGCGACACGACATCTATCGCAACTTATGGCGCACTGGCCCAGAACATTCTTACGACACTGGAGAAAGGCGTAGACGCTACAGCCCAAGCGAACTTCTATCTGGCTCTTCGAGCTTATCCGCGAGCTAACTTCGAGTCGATTCGCTATCCACTAGGCAGTCCGAACGTAAGCGACTCGGATCGTAACTCTCTTATCGGTGTCTTTATGGGAATGCCTGTAAACATTACAGACCTACCCGCTAACATGGGGCTAGCTTTCCAAGGCTTCGTAGAAGGCTGGAGATTCTCGGCTGGCTATAACTCTCTGGCTATCGATCTTTACGTTACGCCAGTGTCTTATTCACTCGACGCGTTCCGCTGGAATGACGTACCCGCTTCCGAAACTTGGAACACTCTTAGCCCTACACTTACTTGGCTGGACGCGACAGTAGTCGCATAGAGAGGAAAACATGGCAACTACTACACCTAACTTCGGCTGGAGTGTTCCTACTTCGACCGACTTAGTAAAAGACGGAGCGACGGCGATCGAAACGCTTGGCGATTCTATCGACGCTTCTTTAGTAGATCTTAAAGGCGGAACGACTGGACAGATTTTAACAAAAAACTCCAATACAGACATGGACTTCGTATGGAGTTCGGAATCTGGAGACATTTCAGCGGTAACGGTAACGTCACCAATTACAGGCGGTGGAACTTCTGGAAGCGTAGAAATCGGATTCGATTATGCCGCTGGAAGTAAATTAACACTTAATGCGCAGACTGGAACTACTTATACTTTCGTTTTAGCGGACGCAGATCAAAAACTTATAACAGCTTCTAACGCTTCGGCCCAGACGTATTCCATTCCGACTAACGCTTCTGTAGCATTCCCGATCGGAACACAGATAAACGTTATAGCAATCGGCGCAGGACAGGTAACTATTAACGCTGTTACTTCTGGAACTACTACTGTCCTATCTAATGGTGGTACAGCGGCAGCTCCTAAATTACGCGTCCAGTATTCAGCCGCTACTCTTATGAAAGTCGCGACGGATACTTGGTACGTCGTCGGAGATCTATCGTAATGATTATAGGAATTGCAGCTTCTGGCATTCAGAAGTCTAAAGCCTTTACAGCTACAGGCGGAACTATTACTACTTCTGGAGCTTACACTTATCACACTTTTAACTCCAGCGGAACTTTCGAGATTACTTCGGGAAGTAAAACTGTCGAAGTCGTGGTCGTAGCTGGTGGTGGCGGTGGTGGTACGACCGATCGCGGCGGCGGTGGCGGTGGCGCTGGTGGTTATCGAACATTGAGCGAAGTGGCAACTGCACCATACACAAAAACAGTAACAATTGGTGCGGGTGGACTTGGTGGCATTTTTAGCTCCCGCGAAGGAACGAGCGGTAACAATACTTCTTACGGATCGACGACGAGTACGGCTGGCGGAAGAGCTGCGGGTCGGC